CGTTGGCGACGTCAACGTCGATGGAGGACGCAAGCTGCGAGATACGCGGCTTGAGCACACGGTCGGCGAAGTCGTCGAGCTGCATGGTGAGTTCGGCAGACGTGAAGTTCACACCGATGTGCTTCTGCGAAGCAACCGTCAGGGTTGTGAACTGCTCGTTGTCGTCCTGCACCTGAAGGGCAGCACCGTCGGTGACCAGCGCGCGATCCGGCAGACGGATGCGGAGGGTGGAGCCGATCTTGGCGCCTTCGACGGCGAAGCTGTCGTCGTACTGGCGGTTGACGTTGCGGGTGATCACCAGGTTGTTCTCGAGGCCACATGTTCAATCAGGTTCGCTAAACCTAATCCGTTCCTTTCGGAACCGCTGCATGTCACCATGCAGAGCAGACTATCTCTTCACCCTCCATCGAGGGGCTGTGCGCTTCGGGTCGCTTGACCCTACTCCCTTTCGGGATAGTCGTTACGCCTTACATTGATGAGGACAAACACCGCCGTTGCGATGCTTCCCGACCTGACAGTTCATACATAGCACCTGATAGCCCGGAGGAAAAGCACTTTTTCGCAGCCACAGATAGAACGCGGCGCCGCTGCTATGGTACAGCCCGGACCGGCGCTCTTTGCCGCCATCGTTGTTGATGTGGTCTATGGACAGGAACTTGGGTTCCGTCTCGCCGCAACAGGCGCAGACATAGCCGCCATAGGCGCCAAACACGTCATCCCGCAGCTTGACCTGATTGCGCTTGGTCTTGTCGCGCTCCATCTGGCGGATGCGCTCAACCTCTTCAGGCGTGCCTTCAGCCAGCTTGCGGTTACGCCAACCCCTAGAAAGTTCTCGGGCTCGCTCCCGGTTAGCCTCGCGCCACTCTTGCATGCGGCGACGGTGCCTTTCAGGATCGCGAGCCCGATAACGTTGGGCGGCTTCTCTGTTCTTCTTTCGGAGAAGTTCTTCCGGTGTCAGGTCGGAATTGTTCTCGTCTTTGTCTTGGCTCGGTGTTTTCATGTAACAATCGTAACATGAGGTTCACCGAATTCACACAGTTATTTTTCGAGGGGTTACCCCCAAGGGAGACCTAAAAGTTAATCTCCAGAGCTTTCCGGGTGATCATGTCAATCGTAAGAAGTGAATTGGCCATGACCTAAATGGTCCTTTCGTTGGTTAAGTTATCTGCGACGTTGTGCCTCGTACTTCTTGATCTGGCGCAGCCGTTCTGCCTCAATCCATTCCGACGTGCTCATGGCCTTGACCGAGCGCGGGTCGGTGGTGTCGTAGGCAGTCGCACCGTTAGTGGTGCGGGCTGTGACCGGAGCAATCGGCGCCGGGGCGGTTGAGGTCTTTTTGGCCGGAGGGTTCGCGGCCAGTCTGGCCTCGACCTTTCCGATTTCCCGTGCCTGCAAGAGTGGAGAGAGACGCGCGATCCGTTCGGCTTCCTTGGGGTTCGATCCCAGCCAGTAGATGACATCGGGACCGATCTCGGAAGACTGAATGGTCTGCGCCATCGTTTCCGTGACGGGGAGCTTCGGATTGTAGGCGACCTGTTCAAAGTCGTCGTACTTGTTCCGGGCGTCCTCTTCACGGTCCTGATACGCTTCGAGCACCGCCACCTGTTCCGCTTCGGCTTCGCGCTTGGCGAGGAGTTCCTGCGCCTTGCGTTCGGCCATCGCGTCGGCATAAGCCGGGGCGTTGGTAAAGTCGTCGGGCCTCAGAGGTTCCGGCGGCGGAGCAGCCGGAGCGACAGGGGCCTTGGTCCTTTGCTCGCGTTCCCATTTCCGTTGTTCTCTTGCGAGACGCTTGCTCACGATGGCGTCCAGCTCTTCTTGAGAGAAGGTCTTGGATGCCTCCGCAGGCTTCGGTTCCGGCGAAGAATTGTCTGCTTCGGGCGCGGGGGCGGCCGTGGCCTCCGGTTCCGGCGCGGGCGCACCCGCTAGTTCGTTTTCGATCTGCATTCACGTCACCTTTCGGCATCCTGGCCTACCGGACCAGTGCGGGTTAAACTGTAAGTTTACTACTTACACCTTATATGTCAATTGGTGGGTTGATGAGCTGAAGTCCCATCCGACCCATCGCTACAAACGGCGCCTGCTCAGACACATCAGAGCGGTCAAAAATGCCCTGCACCTGTGCTGTCGTAAGCGTCAGGCCAACCTCAGTCGCGTAGGCTGCAACCATAGCCGCATCGCCGGGATAGGTGTCACCCTCAACCCAATCGCCATTCTCGTCCTGCGTCCATGCGGTGCAGGGAGACATTGCGGCGTATTGAGGGGGAACGTAGCCCGTCGAGATGTAGTGCGTGGCGGGTTCTAGGCCGGATGCGGAAAGGCCAGTTGTCCACATGCCGACACCACCGGGGCCGAAGCACTCGGCAATGGAACGTGAGGTTGGAGCGTCTGCGGCTGTGACAATGAGTGAACGGAAAACGTCAGCCATCAGTAAGCTCCCGTCTTTCCGTTGACCCACGCTTCGGTGGAGGCGATCTGATCGTCAGTTGAGGCGGCGCCACGGACGATAAAACTATAAAGCCTTGCGTTTAACGGAAGCGACGCATTGTTGCGACGGCCAATAAATAGCGGGTAGTTGCCGTAGTTGCCTGTTCCTTGGTCTGCAATACTTTGAGCGACTTGAGATGCGTTTACGCGAAGAGTAGCGCGGTCACCGAAAATATCCATCAAGGTAGTACCCAGAATTGTGATTGGGGCTGTAATCAAAGCATTGTTATATGTGCTTGTTGCTGTAGCAGTCCCGCGAGAACCAATTTGAATTGTTGGCGTTGCGTTAGTCGATGGCGTAAAGAAATAGAATGTGCCGTTGTTCGCAGTCGCGCTTGCGCTAAGTTCATACATAACTCCAGAAAGCGCATCACTCATCCTCCGCAAACCCGCAAACACAGACATCTTATCGCCCGCGCTGAAGTCGATGCTTGCCGTGGCGAGGGAGTCATCCGTGCCGTCAAAGCGGAGGTAGTACGGAAAGCCAGAGGTGTCGTAGTCCGTGGAAGCGGCTACGCGCTGGTAGACGGGGAGGCCAACGCCGTCGTTGGTGACGCGGAGATCTGCGCCCCAGATGTAGATGCCGCTTGTGCCGTCTCCGGTGTAGTTAAGGGTACCGTTTGCTGTAGCCAAGACAAGCAAGATAGACGCGGTAACCGATGCGGTAGCCGTAAACGAAATAGAACACCGATACCAATTATTTCCAACAGCAGATATTGATGCAGTCAAACCACTGTCAACTGTTCCGGTAACGCCATTAGTCAAGTCGAAATAGGCTACTTTTGAGGTTGTCATTAGTGCAGATGGCAGATTGAAGCAAAGCCAATTGCGTTCCCCAGCACGCGCATACACGCTATAGACATATGTCGTTGCATTGACATAGGTGGCTTGCTGGCTAATAAAATGACTAGCACTGGCTGACGTATCTTCAACAAGTTTATCAGCCGTCAACGAGCCATCTGGAGCGGTTACAGCGTTTGCGGTGATGGTGGAACGTGTCTTCGCCCAAGCCGCATTATCGAACTGCTCCGTATACGTCAGCAGGTTCACCCTAGCACTCAGCACGGGCCGGGAGGTGGTCGTGGCTTGGCTGGCGTGGTTGCCTGCGATGCGCGTAACGGTAAGGTTATCAATCGTCGCGCTTACAAAAGTACCGCCTGTAAAGAAATAAATTGCGGTCGCGCCAGATGCAAAAATATATTCTGTGAATGTTCCTGTAGTGGTGCGTGCTACACCGCTGCCAGTAGAGCCAACATAGCAACGTACGTTTCCACCACCCGGATTTATTGCGGAAATCGTATAAGTAACGCGATATAGCCCACCCAAGACAGGAGGACTGTTAGTTTGAGACGCAGATGCGGAGGTTGAAAGATTTAGAACTCCTCCAGAAATGGTTGCATTAGTGAGCGCCCAACCCAACTGATTAGAGAAATCAGTTTCGTATAACTGCGTTTCCAACAGCCCCTTGCTCTTATCAAGGATCAGCCCAACAGGCTGCTCAACCGCCGTCACGGGCGTGGTGCCAGCACTGTCCTGAAACATCGTGCTGAAGTCAGACGGGTCGTACCACGCGCCCTGCTCGCCGGATGCAAAAAGTTGCGAAGGGTCGAACGGCGAAATACCAAACCCGGCTACAGAACCAAGGCCAATCGGAACACCGTTACGACGTGGTACACCAAAAAACGGCATGATGCCTCACGTAATGTTGATAGGCTTGGCGTAAATCGTGCCACCACCAGAAATCTGAATGGCACTTACGCGCCACGATCCGCTGGTAGTCAGCGGCACCTTGAACGGGATCGGCGTGTTGGCCGGGATCGGCATACCATTGGACGCGGTGGCCGTAACACCTTCACCTACAATCACGTAGGCCGGAGTCGTAGACCACACGACGACGCCCTGCGGTCCCGCTGGCCAAGCCGTCGTGCTGCCTGCGGTGCCAGTGTATGCCGCGCTGTAAGCAGGAAACGTTGCGTCAGCAGTAGGGTTCAGAAGTTCCATGTGAGTATCCTTACGCGAGGAATTTCAACTTGTAGACAGTGGTATAGTACAGACCCACGATTTCGTCGATGACGTTCTGCAGCGGGGTGCAGTCCTTGTCCACGATGTCGTAGCGGGTCTTCTCAATCTGTTCCGCCTGGCGCTCCAAGAACTCCAGCACGTTGTTGGACTTGTCGGCCGACATGAGCGCGACCGGGCCGATCAGGCCGTACTTGCCCTGATACATTTCGGCAAATTTGTCCGCCAGATCAATGATCTCGTCGTAGAACCCGCCCAACGCCTGATGCTTGGCGTAGGACCGCGTGTTCAGGTGCGCGGAGTGCGCCACATCACGGGCCAGAAACATCATGCCTAGAAATTTGTCACACGTCATACGGGGGCTCCTTCAGGTGCCATAGGCATCTCGGGCGCCATAGGCATCTCTCGTGGCTCTTCGGATGGCTGCGGCATCATCGGCTTGCCGGTCGAGATGTCGCCCGTCTCGATGGCCGCGGCGATGGTTCCCATGACGATGTCCTGGATCTGGTCCGGCGACATCGCCTGTTGCACGGCACTGATGCGCTTGGTCTCGGCGTCATACGCCTTGATCCGCAATTCCTGCGCCTCCATGGACGTCTGGACGTTTTCGATCAGTTGCATCGACTGGTTGAGCTGTTGCGTGAGCGCCTCGATCATCTGCTCGGCCGACTGCAGTTCGGGCGACTTGTCGTCTTCCGCCAGCACTTTCGGGTCGATGATCTTCTTGAAGCGGGCCGACATCTCCTGCGCGCCCGGCCAGTCCATGTTCTTGATGAACAGGTCGCCTGCCACCTGCCACAACTGCGGGCTGGTCTGAAGGATGTTGGCCATGGCCTCGACGGCTTCCTGGCGCTTGGTCAGGTAGCTTGGGCCGGTCGTGATGACGACGTCGTACTGACCGACCGTTGGGTTGTAGATCTTCTCGATGACGTTGCCCATCTGGTCGTAGATCTTCTTGACGGGCTCGGGCTGCTGCGGGTTGATCTTGGCCATGCCGACCTCACCGTCTACGCCGATGATGCGGGCGATGCGCTCGGTGTCGTAGATCTTCGGGATCATGTCGACGAGCTGGCGGGTGATGTGACGGATGGCCCGGCCGAGGTTGTCGACGAAGTGGTACGTGCCGGTGTCGCCCTCCTGCACGCGGGCGAGGATGGCCTTGCCCGACCGCTCGTTGCCCTGCTGGCCCAGCGAGGCGTTGTACTGGCCCGTGGTCGCCTTGATGTCCTCGGCAGCACCCATCTTGGCCTGTATGAGGCCCGTCTGGGCCAGCGGCGGCTGGGCGCGCTGCGGCAGCGGCAGGATGTTGCCGGCGCCGTCCTGAACGTCCGGGTTGACCTCCAGATACGGCCAGTTGTTCGTGTTGGCCGTCTTCCACTGCATCTCGTAGCCTTCAAACTGGCCACCGTAGCCAATGAAGGGTGCCTTGGGCGCCAAGGCCAGCATCTCGGCCTCCTGGCTGACCCAGTAGTTGTACATGCGCTGTGCGTCCTTGGCGTTGCGCACGAGGCCCGACACGTAGAGCCTGCCGTCCACCTCGAACTCGTTGCCGACGACGCGGACGACCGGGATGTACTTGCCCGCCCACTCGCGCTCCTCCAGCACCTCGTAGCCGTTGGTCTTGAGCCACATGACCCGGCGGCGGTCCACCTCGCGGGTGCGCAGCGGCTTGCCGAACATGGCCGACAAGTTCTGGTCCTGCGGCGTATTCTTGAAGGCCGTCACGTTGCCCGGATAGAGGTGCAGCGTCGCCTTCTTGTGGTCGATGTAGAAGTATTCCGCGATGCGGATCGTGTTCTCCGACAGCCACATGGACAGCGACTGGTCGCCGATGCCGCGCGTCAGGATGGACGAGATGGGGGCCGCGTCCGGGAACATCCTCTCGTAGTCGGCCTTGACGATGTCCTCGGTGATGAAGCACCACTGGGCGTCGGACCCGCAGGGGTCCTGGATCGTCGGATCCATGTAAACGCTGAAGGCGTTGCGGATGCGCCCGATGCGCAAATCCTGATCGAAACTGTCCTCGCGGGCGTACTCGGTCAGGATGCGGACGTAGCCCTCGCCGTAGGTCACCTGGTTGTCGCAGGCGGTGTCGTAGGCCACGTCTGCATCCGACATGTACTCGATGTGTCGGATGATGCCGTCGAACACCTCGGCGACCGCCACGTCGGCCTGATCGTCGGCCGGGATCACCTTGCCGGACGGCCTGTTCTGGCGCTGCTGGTTGGTCACCTGCCGGACGTGCTGCGGCAGCTTGTTGATGGTCAGGCAGGGGCGCGCGTTGATCGTCTGGCCCTGCACCGACCCGCGGGTCGCGAGCACGTCGGCCGGCCACTGCCACTGGTTGTCGGGCGAACCGGCCATGAAGCGCAGGTCGTCCAGCTCGTCTTCGCGGCTGTCGCCATAGGCCGAGATGGCCATGGTGAAGCGCGAGCGCATGGTGGCGAGCAGATCGGACTTGTCCGACCCGCCGTTTGCGACGCGCTCTGCGCCCTTGATGCCGCTGTCGTCAGCCAATATCTCTACCTCTTCGAGCCAGCAGGCTCACCGATGCGCCCGCGGGCGCCGCCCAGGCTACCGCCGCCGCTTGAACGGCTGGGGCCAGTGCCGCCGCCGATGCGCCCGCCACCGCCGCCCATGGGGCCTGCAGGCTGGTTGGTGCGGTTCATGGCGTTGGCCATCTGGCGGCTGTAGGACGACTGAGCGGTCTTGCCAGCCACGCCGGGCTTGCTGGCCGTGGTGCCGGTGGTCTTGCCCGTCGTGAAGCCTGTCGTATTGCCCGTGCGGGCGTTGACGGCCATGCGGGCGGGTGTGGGAGACAGCTTCTCGTTCGTCGTCGTGCTGATGACTTGCGCTGTGGGCTTGACGACCGTCTTCTTGACGGGGACGGGTGCCATGGCAACTGCGGGTTGTGCAGTGACTGTTGCCTTCGGGGCGTTTTTTGACGCAAAACGCTTGATCCCCGACAGGGCCATAACGCCCCTTCCGCCGAGGATGTTTTTCAGCGTCTTGGGTGCCGGCGAAACATAAGAACGGGGGACATTCTTTGTTGCGGGCTGGGCGTAGGTACGGGGCGTGTTTCGCGTCGGGGCGACGCGCGTCTGGTCTTTCGCAGCCTTAACATATGAACCCAAACCTGCAGTCGGCATGTCGGGGCTTCCAGCACCGCTGGCCGTGCTGACAATCGACCTGCCGCGCGGCTTGTCACCGGATACAACGCCGCTCATACGGGTGCGGGAGCCGCCCATGATGTTACTTGCCATGTTACTTACCCTTCTTCCCCTGCGCCTTGCGCTTGACGCTGTAGGCAATTGCGACGGCCTGCTTCGGGGGCTTTCCAGCCCTGATTTCGGCAGCGATATTCTTGCGAAATGCCCCTTTTGAGGCCGATTTTACCAGCGGCATGTCACTTTAACCTATCGCGGTTATAAGTTTTAATTTTACGCTCTTTTTCGCGCTTTAGGTATGCATCTGCGCTCTTTTCACGCGCTTTT